GGTAAAATATCTGCTAAATTATCAAAATGATTTTCTGTTCCAGGTATGTTGATTGCACCTGGTTCAAAGTCAATCGTTGCACCACCATCTTCTTCTGGTACTACTTCGATTGGTCCTTTTTGTTCTTCTGGTTCCTCAACACTAACTTCTTCTGCCAACTCTTCTTCTGAAGGGATGTCAAGTTTTGTACGAGTGTTAGGGAGTCCTTTATCTATATCTGCCATTTAATACTCCTATTGTTTCTTAACACGATTTATTAGATAAGACAAGCCTTGTGGTGTAGGTCCTCTTTCTGGTGGTGGACCTGAAGAAATACCTGCCTCTTTTGCAATTCCACCACCTGCAAATTTTTTTAAAATCTTTAACGGTCCAGGTAATGGTGTAATATCTATAAAATTTTTTAAAACATTTTCAGGAGCTTTCATACTTTTAAGTGTTTTTATTATTCTAGGAAAGGTTCCTGCTTTTATGTCTACTGCAACATCTGGATCTGCTCCCACTCTTCCTACATTCGGCAACTCCACTCTAATGTTTCTTTCTCTTAAAATATTTTCTAAATTTTTTAAAGCTTCTTGATTCACTCCTTTTTCAAAAAGTTTTGAAGCTTGTCCTTGAATGAAAGCTTGGTTAAACTGACCAGGTGCAATATTTATATTAGATGGAAATCTAATATTTTTTGTTTGTTTAGAAACAGGAGTTACATCAAATATATCAAACAAAGCTCCTTCTTTTGCTTTTTTAAGATAGTAATCATCAGGCATAAGTCTAGAAAACATCTTGCCTTCTTTATCCATTCTTAAAGCCATCATTGCTTTAATATTTTTACCAAAATCTGTTGTATTAATCATTTCAGGATTGTCTTTAAAAAATTTATTGATTGCTTTTTTACCTTTATCGATTCTACTAATATCTATTAAATCTTGAGTGCTAGCAAATTTTTTTGCTTCTGATAATCTTCCTGCTCTTTTTATTTGAGACTTTCTTTTGGTTTCTAATAATTCTTCTTTTGTTTTTTGTTTTTCTTTGCCTCCAAACTCAAAAGCTCTTTCAGCTCTTATCTTTGGATCAACTTTACCCCCAGGTCTTTTGGCATCTAATTCTAAAAGTTGTTCTTCACTTCTGCCAGTTATACGCATCATGTTTTTAAATAAATCGGAACCAGGACCAGCTTTCATCGCTTTATTGAACTCAGCTAAATATTGTTGAGGAATTTTTCCTCCGGTATCGTATCTAGTTTTACCTCTTTGTTTTGCAAATTTTATTTGTGCATCAGTAACTGATGCTTTAAAATTTTTAAAATCTTTATTTTTAAAAACATCATCTACAATAGATTTAAACTTTTTTTCTTTTTCTATTTTTTCAACGTTAGGTTTGTTTTTAATATTTGTTTTTGTAAATTCTTTTCTATCTGAGATAGCTTTATTTGCTGCTTCTTCTGTTGCATATTTTTGTGTCCCAACAAATTTATCAGGATATCCTGCACTGTTGCTTTTACTGGCAAACTTTACAACATATTGTTGACCTTGAGGGTTTCCTTTTACAAAACCAGCTTTGTAAAATCCTGTTCGTCCACCATCAGCTTTTGGGTTACGTTCGTTAAAATCATCTATAATTTGTTTTTCTACAGCTCTTTGTGGTCGTTGTATTTCGTCTGCTGTTTTTAATTGTGGTAAACCTTTTTTTAAAAAGATTTCTTTAAGTCTGTTTTTTACTGGTCTAACAAAATATTGATTGACCACTTTTATTTCTTTAGGGCCAAGTTTCATTATTCTCCTAACATTCTTGCAATACCACCGCTTGCTTTTTTAATCCCTAGTTTTCTTTTTGTAAGTGGTCCTAATCTGTCTACATCGTAACCCATGTCTTGTAACTCTTTCACTGAAATATTTTCAGGTCCAAGTTCATCTATCAAATCATCTATATCTTCTAGTCCTTCATCAATGTCTTTTAGTTTACCATCACTATCTGGTCTAACTGTATACTCGTCATATTCGTCAGGAACTTTCCCTGAACTTTCATCTGAAAGACCTTTAGTCAAAGTTAATTCTTGTTCTTTGTATCCACCACTACCATCTGGATCTCCTTTTCTAATTTTAATTTGTTGACTACCTGTATTTAAATCTTCGTATAAATCATAATCTGCATTTGAAGTTCTATAAGAAGTAACTTGTTCTCTTTCAGAACCTTTTAATTGTCTAGTCGTATCCTCTCCAAATTTTTTAATTTTATCTACAAGTTTATAAAAATATGGAGGTGCTTGTGTTGAAGTTTCTACAATCTTTTCTTCCATAGCTTTTTTTCCTGCATCACTTCCAATTAATTTTAGTATCCCTGTTTTAGCTGCACCCACACCTGCGCCAGCAGCTCCAAGTAATTTTAGAAAAGCTCTTCTAGTCATTCCGCCTTTTGCAAAATCAGCTCTACCACCTTCTTTTAATCCTATCAATCTAAGTATTTCAGCAAGTCCTTCATATCCAATTTCTGTTCCCATTACTTTAGGATTTTCTAAAAGAGATTGAAGTGAAGATCCTTTGTATCTTTTACCAAGACCTTTTAATCCTTGAAAAAGATAACTACCTGATTTCAAACCAACACGTCCACCTGATGCAAAATCTTCTGGGTCTACATCTCTTTCAAAGATGTGGTCTTCAGTGTCATCTAAAATTTTCTTTGCTTGTTTTTTATCAAGAGCTTGATAAATTCCCTCACGTTTAATAACTTTGTTTGCTTCCTTCATCGCATCAACAGGTTCCATCTTTTTAATTTTTTGAATTGTTGAATCTGTTAAATTAGTTGTTGCTTCCTCTGCTGATTGAACTGGTGCTGCAATATCATCAGGGCCACCTCTGCTCCCTGGTGGTGGTAGATCTTCATCAACTGCTTTACCACCCATGATCTTAGATCCTGGTTTTATCTTCTTACCTTCCATGTCAAATACTTCACCTTTCTTACCCATAATTTTATCCATGATGCCTTTGAATCTAGGATCGTCTTGAGAAATAACTCGCATTTCAGATTTATTAATTTGATTAACTAAATTATCAACTTGATTAGTGTTAGTTAATTGTTCAATATCAACTCCGTTTCTAAGTAATCTGTCTGCAGTAATGTTAGTGTTAAGATCTACTTTTTTACTATCAGGAAGAGTGACCATGATTCCATCGTCAGATTTTTTCATCATCTTACTCATCACCCATTTTCTAATAATATTAAGACCTTTGATCATTGACATTATTTTCTACCTTTTTTCTTTTTGATCCTATCAAAATAAGGACCCGTTTTTTTCTCAAAATCTGACGTCATAACATCAGTATAAAAATCTAAACCTTTTGGCTCTTCTGTAATTCTATCACCTTTAGTAAATTTTGATCTTTGTTTTTTAGTAGCTTTGTTTAGTTGATCGATGAGTTTATCTTTCTTACCAGTCTTATCTTCTTTATAAATATTCTCCATAGCTTCTCTAGCTTTTTTAACTACGCTTGTTACCAGCTTTCCTTTAGAGAATCCTTGTCTGTGATATTTATTTGCCATTAATAATAACTCCGTTTTTGTTTATCGACTGGTTCGTCGACATAATCTTCAGGGTGATCTATAAGTCCTCCCTGTCTAAAACGCATGAGGGCTTGGGTGGTACTATCCACCAAATCATCATGATCGCCATATGGAAAGGCTGCGCACTCTTCCATGACGTCGTCCGCGAATTTTTGTTCAGGACACCATATCATACCAGATTCAAACAAAGGTGCAACAGCATTTACACGAGCGTGCTTGTCGTTTCCTTTTGACGGGGTAAAGTTGACCACTGGAATATCCATCTGTCTAAGCTCGTATGTCAGAGGCAATCCAGATGCTTTTGCCTCTACAATCACAGATTCAGGTTGCCAATATTTATACTGTTCTAACGCAAGACGTCTTAATTCTGGAAACTCATATCGTCCCTTGATCGCATCCAGTAGCATTAAATTAGCAGGTTGATCCTCTGATGGATAGAAAACTCCCCATGTGGTAATAGCTGAGTAGTCTGCTGTTTCCTTTTTCAAGAACGCTGTATCGTAAGATTGTATGACATGATGTAATGTTGGTATCCAATCGTGTTTCCAAATATTCCACCACTCACGTTTTAAGATAGCTCCTTCTTCAGCTGTTGGGTTTTGCATCCACTGTGCATTCCATTTGCCCGTGGGCAGTGTTGCTTGAACCTTTTCTAGTTCATCGAGTTTCCAATACTCAGGCCAAACAGGTCTAGCGTCCTTTGATCCGTGGTCCAAGATTGCTGGAAATTCGACCACGTGCCATTGAT